GTCAGAAAACGCCTTACCAGCACCGGCCCTGAATTGGTTCACTCCGGACATGTCGGTCGTTGGGTTGAACTTCCTGCGGTCGGCTTCCATCTGGGCTTGTTCGCGGACAGCCCTGTTATTCAGCTGCTCATTCGCGGTGATGCCTGCCTGCTCATTGGAGCGAAGAGCCGAGTAGGCCCCGGCGACGCGCTTGAATTCCTCGGATCCGGCCTTGTCCTTGTTTTTCAACAGCCAGTTTGCGTAATCCTCAAGGCGAGACATTATTTGCCCCTTCCAATGAGCTTATCAACCTCGTCGTAATCAACGGCTGGCGCGGCTTGGCCTGGCAACTGCATGTAGTCGGCTACGCCTGCAGCGTTCGGGTCGCGTTTGAGGCGATCCAGATTCTGGGTATGCACCCCAACGCGGTATTGACTGGTTTTCTTGAGCGCGCCAAGCAGGGTTTGAATCTCGGGAACAGTCAATTCGCTGATGTCGCCCGACTCAGCCCGGCGCAAGATGCCGCGTTCGCTCTCGGTAATCTGGCCTTGCCCCTTCATCTGTCCAGCAGCAGCGAGTTCCTGACGGGCCAAGCCCTGCATGACGTTGCGGGTGTTCTGGAGTTGTTCGGTCGCATCTTTCCCGTTGACGCCAAGGACTTGACCAATCTGGCTGAGCTTGACCCGGGCGTTTGCGCCGGGTCCAACGATCACGTTACCCAGGCCTTTCTCTATCTGGGACACGTTATTCAGCGTCTGGACGGCCGATTTCGCCCCTGCGTAGTCGTTGACAACACCCTCGCCTACGCCCTTGCCGATTTCCTGCAAGAACGGCTTGGTAGCCGTGTTGACGTTGACGTTGGTAACCGGTTTGCCGGCTTGGGCGATTTGGCTCTTTGCGGCAATGACGGGGGCATTGGGCGTGAGTGCCCCACCTGGCCCCATGGCGACCACGGAATCGGGCGCGAGTTGCTTGGGGATGGCGGCGCCGATCGTGGCCCCTGTAGCCGGGTTGACCAGTTGCCCATTGACCGCTGTCCCAGTGACGGCCTTCTGTCCACCAATGGCCTGCTGGCTGGCTGGGTTGTTTTTGTCGAACATGAACTTTTCAGGCTGGCCGGTTTGCTGGTTGAAACGTTCGCCCAGCGTCCACTCAGGGGCCTTGGGCATCAAGTTGTCCATGCCGTACTTTTGAAGCGCCGGGTTCTGCGCGCCCAAGGCCATCGCCAGAGCGGCGCGGCGGTCCCCGGGCTGTGCGGCTTGAGCGGGGGTAAACGCGCTGGGGTTGTTACCCTGCGCTTCTGGTTGTGCGGGCGTCCCGTTTGCCAGTTCTCCGAACTTGGTCAATTCGTCAACATAGGCCTTGCGCTGGCGGGCGGCGATATCCTTGGACTGTTCGTCAGCCTTATTGGCCGCATACATCCCTGCGGGACCTTGGAGGGCCTGCGCAAGCCCCTGCGTCCAGCTCTGCGGCACATAGTGCCCGCTGACCATCTGGCCGGCCTGTTGAGGCTGTTGGCCGCGCATCATCATGGCCTCGGCAAGCTTGCGCTGACGCTCTACGGCCTGCTGCTCCATGTTGAAATCGGTCGGAGCCTGGAACGAAACAGAATTCTGATATTGGCTCATGGATGACCCCTGCGAACAAGCGGTAGTTTTTCTTGGAAAATATAGAGGTGCCGGTAATTGCCGGTATTGATCGTGTCTTTTTCGGCGGGGTAGAACTCCACGGCATCACGGTCGCCATAGCCGCACTCTTTCTTGATTTCCTGGAGTTGATCCCAGGTAATCCCGTCCTTCATGTCTTTTCGGAACACATCAAGGCGGATAGCCTCCCCATCACGGAATGCGGCCGCCCCAAACTCTGGAGACTCCCAAGCGCCAATAGAGGGCTCCTTGAAGTAAGAGGTCCACAGGATTCCGGAAGGTTTCATCATCAGAAGGCAAACATGGCCGCAGTGCCGGCCAGGCTCATGAGCCCGTTGTTGAAGTTCGCATCTGACGCCGCCTGGGAGTTGTTTGCACCCATTGCGGCGCCGTATTGGGAATTTGCCGCGCCCAGCAAATCCGGACCCGCCGTCTGGCCCTGTTGTGGAGCGTTGGTAAATGTGGGGTTGGTGACCTGTGAACCAGTGCGAAGGGCGTTCAGCTCGTTCAATGGCTGATTACGCAAGGCAGAGGACATCTGGAAGGTCTGCGGGGCCGTGTTGATGGCCTGTAGACGTGCATTGCTGTAGGCGTCGTTCCGACCGCTGTTAAACGTCCGCATGGCGTTGTCGTAGGCCTCAGAACCCGGGCGAAGGCCTTGATTTATCAGTTGGGTTTCCGTGCTTTCCTGCCGCTGGTCCCATTCTGGGTTGAGGCGGTCGGTCTGGGCTTGGTAGGACTTATCCTGCACGTCCTGCACAGAGCCGTAGTCAAAAGGCTGCGACAGCGAATCGTTAACCCGACCTAGGGCTTGTGTGGTCTGTTCGCCCAGCCCCATAGATGCAGCATTTTGGTAATCGAGCAGCTTTTGGCCGGTGGGTGAAAGGTTGATGTCGGAGCGCCATTGATCCGGGTCGCCGTTGATGCCTGACGTGTAGGTCTGGCTACCATAGGGAGTGTATTGGTTGACACGGTTTGCTTTTGTCGCAAAGCGGGCGGCCTCCACATTGCCCGCCGCAGTCGCTTGGGCAGCGCCGGTGTAATCTGGCGCTGGTGGAGGAGATGGCGAGTCTTTATGGCAAATCCACCCGCCCCCGAGTTTGAGTGTGGGTGCCCAGTAAATCTGTCCGTCAATGTCGTATTTCATTTTTTCATTCCTAGCCATTTGCATTCATTGCGGCGCATGCGGAAGACGACTAGATCACCTGTAGGGTGCGCGCCGTCAAGGCGTGTTTCTTCTGTAAAACCGAGCTTCAAGCAGAGGTTTCTTGACTTGTGATTACCCTCTCCCACCAGACCGGTGATGCGGTTCACCTTCATCTGGTTAAACGGGTAATCAAAAATCGTCCAAAGGAACTCCCTGGACATGGCCCCGGCAAGAGCAATGTGCGTGCAGCAGTTCACGCCGTTGAAATCGTTGTAAGCAACTCCCGCCACGATCTGCCCGCCGCGTTCCCAGCCGATGCCTGCCGCACAGCCGAAATTCCCGAACTCGCTGGTTTGCTGGGCAACCCACTGAACTACAGCATCGCCGACGACCAGGCTCAAAGAATCCCGCCCTTCTCCATAACCAAATCAGTCGCCACCCACTGCACGCGGATGCCTTTAGATGCGATCTTTAGCCGTGGCGCAAGCGCATAGCCCAGCCCTGTAGCGCCCTGCCACTGGCGCGCAACGGACAGATCGGAACCCCATATACCGGAATCCCACAGCGATACGTCCCACGTTCCGTAAGTCGAAGCGGTGAAGGACAGAGGGGCTGTGTTGTCGCTGGTGTCGAAGTCCACATTCACGTTTGCCGAGGCTGCAGGAGAGCCGTCTGTAAACAAGGTGGGCCGGATCATGGTGCAGCGTTTGAGCTGCCCCGGCGTGCCGAAATAGTTAAATGCCTGCAAGCCATCGGCGTTGATGTTGTTGCCGTTGTCGGAAAGTCCATCCCACGCTTTACCAACAAACCCATCACCGCCGAAGTAGGGGTCTTCGTTGTACAGCTCCCAGCAGTTGGCATTCCAGTCTGTGAAGTCGCACCACGATTTATTGATGGTGTTCATCACGTACTGTTGCTGGTTCTGCCCCTCCTGCACAGGGACATTGAGGAACAGCATGTTTTCCTTGGGGAACTGCAGCAACTGCCACCCGAAATTGCGCCCATAGCTGCTGATGGCGGTCGATACGGCGAACTGGATCTTGTCCGTTACGGCAATCTTTGGATTGGTCCGCGAGGACTGCAATGCCCCGGACATGGGATAAACCCCATCCTGGCAAATGATCAGCAGGTCACCGGCAAACTTGATGCAAGGCCGGCCACCAATAGGAGCCCCGATACGCCAAATGCCAACAAGAGCCCAAGTATTCGCAGTAGCTGGATCTGTTCCACGGTAAACAATCACCTCTCCCTGTGATGTGAGGAAGGCCGCAAGGTCATCAACCCCATACCCGGCGTCAATCGTCCATGTGAACATTGATACCAGATAACCGCCGAGCATTGACGTGCCGGACAAGTCAAACGCCGTCGCGGCGCCTCCGATTGCCCCGGTAGGCAGATACCATGCCTTAAGGGTGTTTTCCTGAATGAACCAGACCCGGAACTTGTGAACATTGATGTTGATCAGGTCGGCGGAGTTAACCCCGGTAATGTCGTAAGGAGCCCCATCGCCGTCCTCGTGCCAGGTCGTGCCGTCATAGACCTGCATCTTGTCTGCGCCGTTGACAGCCTGCAAGTAGCTCCCGGCTACCGTGGTGTTATTGACGAACTGCCAGCGAGAGTTTGTGAGGCCGGTCACATCCGCCGCCCCGACCGCGCCCGGAGAACTCACGTCATAGATTGACCCAGAGGCTACGGCGAACATTTTCTTTGTCGCCCCGCCTGCGTAGGTAAGCAGCGTCTCTACCTGCCCGCTAATGCCGGTCGCGTATCTTGTGTGACCCTTGCGCACCTCTACATCGGTTGTTGCGGGGTAAAAGTTCGTTAGCGACACTGCATCAGTAGCGGCCATCTCCCCCAGTGCATCCCGTGCATTCCACCCCCCTACGGGCGCGGGTAGGCTTGCCGGCATCGCTCTGGCCGGCACAATCTTTCTCTGCTTGGTGATCATGAACCGTAATTCGAGTCAGGTATGTTGGCCCAGCCGATCAGCACATCCGAAGGACGCGGCGCAAAGCTCAAGGTCGCAGAACCCGCGTCGTTCGCCTTCGCAATCGAAAGCTGCATGTCGTAGTCCTCTTGGTATATCGGGCCAAGGCCTTTCACCTGGAAATACTTGTTTTTCAGGCCCAGGACCATCAGGACATCGGGGAATACGCAGGTGTCCGTATCTGCGGTGAAGGTCGTTTGCGCAACGCCCGCAGCGCTTGAAGCCCACGCATTACTGACGTATTCAAAGCCCAGCGTGTCGGCCGTACCAAGGGCGGGCCAGATCTGGAAGAAGTTCCCAAAGATGCGATAGCGCACCCGTGGGCCGGTGGAGATGTACCCGGACAACAGCCACTCCCATTGCTGGGCGCTTTCGGGGCCAAGCATCATCCAATGCTTGGTTTTGTCCCAGTGCGTGTTGTCAATCTGCCGGTCGTAGTCGGACGGCATCGAGTAGCGCACTTTGGTCAGGGCGTAGGTAAGGCCCGTGTTGGTCGAGTTCGCTGGTTGAGACAGGGGGATCGTGGACCCGCTGGGCGCGCTTGCCACAAAACAGGCTTGATTGATGCCCGCGCCGCTGATCTGGTACGTGGTATCAATCCCCGCAATCGAGGACGCATTGGTCAGGTTGGACGTGTTGACAACCGTGTCGCCCGTGATATTCGTGAACTGAACAGTGAACGTATAGGCCTTGTTCAGCGCCTGCCAGTCATGCTGGCGGGACAGTTCATTACCTACCGCGTTCAATAAAGCGAGCTGCTGCACCACATCCTGGGTCGAATTACCGGCGACAGAGGCCGGGACGGACAGCCCCATTTCTCCAGTCGCTCGCTGGATGAGTTGCAGCATGGTTGCGGACATTAAAGCTCCAGAAAGTTCATGGTCACTTTGTCGTGACCCGTTTTGACGGTGGGCGGCTCTTCATCAGAGGCGCCATACTCCGCAAGTACCTCAACCACCGTGAGAGCTTCGACACGCTGCCAGCCCACGATCTCATCACCCTGGTTCTGCCCCAGTCGGATGAATTGCCCCGACTTGGAGACAAAGCTGGGGTCAATCGTTACCTGAAAGTATTCGGCCGGCTTGAAGCCATCAGTCGGAAACCCGCCCGGGCCGAACCGCACGATCACCACTGACTTTTTGGTGATTTCTGTGGGGACCATCTCAGGCATGAGCGGCCTCTTTTGGCTTGCGGCCGCGCTTGGCTGGCTCCGTCTCGGCTGGACGCGCTTTCAGCATTTCCATCATTTCCTGCATTTGTGCTTGAAGTTCCGCAATCTTTTCATCGCGGGCCTTCACTTCTTCGCTCACTGCGGCGCCGTTGCGTGCTGCCAGTGCCTTCTTGGCCTTTTCGCGCAGGCCTTGCCCGCCCATGCCGATGCCCTGGATCTGTGCATCGTTTGCCCCGGCAATCTGTTCGACGGTGTAAAAGCGCAGAAATTTGAGTTGACGCACCTGCTCTTCGCCCAGTTCATCCCATTGATCAATCTGCCATCCAGGCACGTTCTCGGCGTTGGCGATCTTGCCGGTCTGCATCTGGAAGAAAAGCCACTGGCGGGGCCAGCGCTTGGTATCTTTCCCGTCTGCCGGCCGCTCCACGGTCAGGTTGGGATTGCCAGGAATGGCGATGCGGATGAACGGGCAGGCGTCTTTGTAGGACTTGATGCCGGTCGTCTGGGTTTTCCAGGTATCGAGAGCAGCATGGTCGTAAAACTCGATGCTCAAAATGTCGTCAGGGTTTTTCGCCCCGACAAATTCGGCGTTGTTCAGATCAGATGCAAGCATGGATTCCTCATGTAGATGAGTTGGTGACGTAAAACACGGGGGCGTCAGCGTGATCGGATGACCACGAAACCTCCCCGTAACTGGAGAGCTTTTCCCGCCACCACTCAGCCGGTTGAACGGTCAGGTGAAGCGGATGCCCTATCAGCG